CTTTTTTATTTTTCAGCCACAGTTATAAAGAATTCTGTTGAAAACACAATAAAAATAACAAAACCAGATTTTGAACGAATAATTGATGAAGTTTTGAGAGAGGATCTTTCCGATATTTTGAGTACCAAATCAGTTATTCATTCATTAGATAGGAAATTAACAGAACAAACAGACAAAAAAATAAAAAAGGGAATAATTAAGAGATTTTTTAAAAAAACATTAAAATTGGATGAGAAAATTGAAGAAGACAAACTGGTGGAAATAATTCAAATATATATAAAAGAAAATGATTCAGATATATATAAAACAAAGGATAGACAGAGAGTTTGGGAAACAATAATTCAAATAATGGAGAAAAATGAAGATATATATACACTAGAAGACATGGCAAAATATTTTTTTGAAAAACAAGATGGTGCTGTTGAAGCAGACATATGTATAAAAGCACAATATGGGTCAAAAAGAGAATTTTATGTCGTTAATATTGGGGCTAAATCTGTTGCGAGAATTGTTGAACAATTTTTTAAAAAATTATGTATGGCATGTCCAACTGAATGTATATCAATAGGTGGAGATAAAAAAATGATGACAATGCAAAGAAGTTTAGATGAGGCAATAAAATATTCTTCAAAAAATAACTTACAAATGAAATTTGTAAATGGTGATTGCACAAAATGGTCAGCTGCAGAAACAATGGGTTCCTTTATCACAATGTGTGATTCTATGAATCTTCCTTTTGGTTTTAAAACATTAATAAAAACTGTTTTTTCATGTTGGGCTGATAAAAACATAAACATACCACCTGAAATTGTTTTAAAAACATTACCAATAAATGAAAAAGTTAAAGAATTAAAATCAACAGGTAATGATGGTAAATACCAATTACACAGCACTCAGAATTTTTTACAGGGAATGTTTAATTATAGTTCCTCATTTAAGGCAACTTGTTGTGCATACTACACAAGAAAAATATGGAAAGAAATATACCCGGATAGTAAATTAGAAATATTTCATAACGAACATTCAGATGATTATGTTCAAATTGTTGTTTATGAAGAAGAGTCTGAGTTTGTTAATTACAGGAAATTATTCAAACTTATGATGAAATTACATGGTTATAATGATAGTGAAAGAAAAACAAGTTGTCAACAATTATTTATGGAATTTGTTTCCTTAATATCTTTTAACGGACAAATGATGTACCCGAAAATAAAAAAAACGAAAGAAGTAAATTTATGTTTACCATGTACGGGTTATAAAAATGATATTGATGCTGCATTATCTAGACAAGGAGAATGTAATAGAGTTGGTGCCAATTTAAGTTTTTGTTATTTTTTTCAAAAACTGCATGTTTATTGTGTTAGAGAAGCTTACTCTTTATTGAAAAATATGAGAAACCATATAAAAGTAAACCCATATGAATACCCAATTGAAATGTTTGGTTGTCCTGATCAAGCACCAATATTTACATTGTTTTGTACTGGTAATATTAATAATTATAGATTGTACAAATATGGTGATGAGAATTGTCGAGTTCGTATATCAACTCTCATTGATTTTTCAAAGACAACTCAAGATATTGATGTTATAATGATGAATCCTTCCAGTTATGATATGGTTGTTTATAGTCCCAAATTTATTTTCGAGTCCACAGCAACTGTTTTGAATTCTCTCAAAACAACTTTTGGAATAAATTTTGAAGATATGAGAAAATATTGGGATCAAAATATAACAGATAAAATTATAAAACCAAAAGAAAGGAATAGATTGATTGAATGGATGAAATACAAATTTTTTGATAGAATATTTTTGGAAGCGTATACAAAAATGAGCA